GAAGGCTCGATGTGTATGAATTCGCGCGTGGAATCATCAACCTGTCGCAGATCCGAAAGTATATAAGGTATGTCACTCGCAACAAATCCCAAGCATGGCGGATAACAGAATGCAGAAGGCTTTATGAAATCTGGAAACGGGTGAAAGAAGACCTCCATATCCCCGATCATTAACGATCCTTTGGTTCTCCTCATCTTTGAGCTCTTCCTCGATACTACTAGCTCTGCAGGGTCTAAATCTGATAACACATGAAGTTCATGAACAAACTTGGGACCCACACTCCTTCTCACTTTGGTGGCAACATAATCAATTGGCTTCTTCATCTTATCCTTCCTGCGGTACATAGACAGGTTCGTTTCGCAGGCTACTGCAATTCCCTTCATAAAACGTCTCATGATACCAGCTCCCTTAAGCTTTGCGAGTAATGTGACTTGATCCGAATTTAACAACAATCTGCATCCATGGGTCGCTAGCAACTCTATTTCTTTAACCAGAATATTCTTTGAAGGGGCAGATGACATGAAAGACGTAGATGTTTCGTCATTGCACAGCCGAAGCGACAAGGATGACAGGAGTGAATGAGGTATCTCACAAGGCAACGATCCGATTTCAGAGCTGAATCTCAGGGCCTTATCCATTGCAGTTCTAGCGACATGAGCAATTCGCGGTACGGTATCGCTTAAGCCTGTGAATTTGGGATTTGCTCTCAGACCTATCGCTTTACCTTGTGCGGTCATCTCTGCGCTCCTGTTGTACCCAAGGTTTTTAACAGCCATCCCTGCGAGCTTAGTTGTAAGGTCGGCGTCCCTGCATTCGGAAGGCACCAAGGCAGGCGGAGGGTTCTTCGGATTGAGAGTTGAAAACAGGTTTGTGACAGATCGAGTGACCTCATCCAAAACATAGCTTGGTTCAGTAGGGATGTTAAAACTCTGACTATAAACTCCTTCAATAAGTAGAGAGAAATGGATGTCTGACATTAATGAGGGGTTCATTTTTGCAGCATATGATAAGACAGCCTCTGGTTTTACAGCCGTCTCGAATTCGTGAGTATACGACTGATCCATTGCTCTTGGCCTTCTCTTCACCCATTTTGAAGCCGTACTCAACATTGAAGCCAAATTTATTGCTGACTCGACCTTCCTTGCAAATGCGTCTCTCACGGCCTTATCCCCTTTCCATTCCACTCTATAGTCATG